CTTCAGCTTTTACTCTAGCGTAAAGTGCTTTATTTACAGGTACATTCACTTCTCTTTTTACCTCCCTTCTTCTTCTTTTTCTTTTTTTTCATTCCAGTATGATAAGGCATAAGCAAAAAGAGTAACTTAGTATATTCTAAACGCAGTCTGCCCTAATGTCTCTGGTTTCGCCAAGTTAAATTGCTGTAAACATAAATACCCAAAAGCATCAAAAGCATGATCCACTCCAAGATTTTTATTAGGTAAACCAGTGTTAGGTGCATAAGTTAATGTTCTAAGTGCTTTTATCAATTCTTTACAACGAGGATGTATAAGCGTCCTCCTGTCACCATTAGCGTCAAACAGGGCAGTATTGACAGCAGTAATCTTATCTCTGATCTTCCAGGGGCTTCTAGGGCTCATAACGGTAAAACCAGACCTTCTAAGTATCGTATGATCCGTTACACCAACTCCACTGGTCTTTCTTGCACTTCCAGTAGGGTCAGGACAAGCAATAATTCTACGATCAACTCCATATCTTCTCGTAACCTCCTCAGCAAAATCCCATGTAGTAGCACCACCCGTTAACATAATCTCATCAAAAACATACAAAGTATCGTTATGTTTTACAGCACACACTCCTGCCATAGGGTCAACGTTAAAATCTAAACCTATTAACAAAGGAAGCATATGTAAATCTGCTACTTCCTTATCAATATTCTCATCAGCAAAACTTACAGCTACTAATCCAGTAAGATTTTCAAAACTGGCTTCAAACTCCTGTCTAAATGTTCTCGCATCTAATTGCCCTCTAGCAGCTTCAACCTCCTCTTTTGCTACATTACCCCCTTCCACTGTAGTAAAACTCCACCTCTGCCAATCCTCCCACTCTCTTTCACCACAAAAACACCACATATCATAAAACCAACTCGCAGTTCCATCTGGTGTACTAATAAATAAAGCCCAACCCTGCTTATCAGCCAACGCAGGTCTTATAACCTCAGCCCATACATCTCTATCCATAAACGCAGCCTCATCCAACACAACACCAGCTAAACTTCTACCCCTCAATGCCATCGCATTTTCTGTTCCCTTCAATTCAATAGTCGATCCATTTATTAACTCCAACCTTAAATCTGTCTCATTCTTACTTTGCACCCACGTTCTAGGTGTTAATCTCTTCAACTCCTTCCATGCAATATCCTTCGCCATCCTATAAGTAGGAGCACAATAGAAATAAACTTCATTTGGTCTGTTAATTGCTCCTCTCAACAGTTCAATGCAGCTTAAATAACTCTTTCCAAACCTTCGCCCAGCTACCAATACCCTAAATCTTTTCTCACTATTAAACACCTCTCCCTGTGCATATCTTAAACTAACTTCATTAAGACTCATAAACCCTTTTTTTCATAATATTACTCATTTTCTTTCGCATTTTGCACTTTTACAGCTATCATCGAAATATTAACACCTTTCAAGATCAAGTCCGTGGCTGAATCTTTCATTAACAACAACCTTAATTTAGACCTTCCCGTCCCTCAACGTAAACCTCGTGTTCAAAAATATACAGGAGGCTCAAATTCACGAGCAGTTATAGAAGCAAGATCCCAAAGATTATATTCTCGTCAACTTGAAGGTAAAACTACTCGCCAATTAGTCATAGAACATTCTAAAAGAGAAGGTATCTCTGAACCTACCGCCTGGGCTGATTGGGGGAGAGTTAAAGCTTGGAATGATGAAGATTGGCTTAAAGAAAGAGATAAAATGATCCCTCGCCTACAAGCAATGCGTATGCGTCTATTTAATAAAGCCATAGCTAAAGGTCAATTACAAACAGCAGCACAGATCTTAGACTCTCTTGGCAAGGTCGTAGGTGAATCCGTTGAAACAGTCAACATACAAGCCCCAGAACTTGCTATTCGCATAGAACCTAAGCAATAAAGATTTACAGAATATATTTAAGTTACCCGTATACCCAGGTAGATAAAATATTTTTTACTACCTAGCCCCTACCCATAGCAAAAATTAAAATTAAATTCTTTTGATAAATAATTTTAATTGTTTCTCTTCGTGGTATTTTCCGTTTTTACTTCCTACTAGCTCGTATCCTTTTGGCATTTGTAATAACCATTGTTGAAATTCTTTAGTCATGTTTAATTAATTTATTAACTATATTAATAATACCATAAATTAATACATAATAGATATCAATTAACATAAATTAATATTAACTAAATACTTCCATTAGTATACTATTTTCGCTATAATTCTAATAGGAGTAATAGTTTTATTACTTTCTTAATCTTGATAAATTATTTTATTTATCTTTCTTTCTGATATCTAAATTATCAAGATAATACATTTCTTAGCTTTAATAAAACTAAGAATACGAAATTATCCAAAACCTATTTAATTAAAAAACATGATTAAACATTTATTCCTTTGGTTATCAGTTGGGACTCTTTTTTATTTTGGAATTAGTTCTAGTCTTTACAAGTCAACTAAAATAGATTGTGAAGAGTCTAATATTTCATTAGCTTGCAAGCAATTAGAAAAAGAAACCATCATTAATACAATCTTATCTGAAATTTAATTATGAAGTATTTAAACTCTGAAGAATACAATACTTTAGTTCTAGCCGTTAACGAATCGTCAGATTTTATTGTACATGGAAGAGAAGGAAGAACTAAAGAACAATTTTATAAAACTTTATTTGATAAGTTATTTACAATTACAGAAGATGACTTATTAAAAAAAGAATCAATTAATCATCCTATTAAGTAACTCTTAATTGAGTTACTTTTTTTATTTACTTTATTAATTTAAAACAATGAAAACAATTAAAGATTTAAAAAACTACGTAAAAAAAACATCAAGATATTTAGTTAAAGATTATCTTGACCCTGTATGTTTTTATCAATCAGAATATGAGTTGTTAATGGAAGAAAGGAACAAAGTTAAAAAGAGATCAAAACAAATATATAAAGAGTTTAGAGACATTTTAGATAATGATAAATTACCTTTAATAATTGGTAATTATGGAAGTACTGGAAGATTAGTAATTAAAGAAAATAAAATACAATATAAACCTAATCAAGATGAGAGAGCGGAAATACACAATCATTTAAGGGCATACTTAGAAACAAATTATAAATAATAATTTTATAAAGGTATCTAATAGAGATATCTTTATAAAACTATTTTTAATAAATAGTTTTAAATTCAAATTTATTTAATTAAAACAATGAAACAAGCTTATTTCTCTTTACCATGTCCAAATAAGATAGATGATGATAGTCCTATCTTTAGAGGATATTATGATGTTAACCAAAATTGGAATGGTTGGAAATGTCCAAAATTTAAAGAAAAAGAATTTGATAAAATAGTTAAATATTATTTAGATAAAGAAACTAATACAGAAGATATGATTGAAGAATTAAAAGAATTTAGTGATAAGAAAAAGAATAAAGTAATTATTGATAATGAAGAATATTATGATTTTGGAAGTTTTTGTTTATGTTGGAGTGCCATAGAATCAAGTGATATTATTAATAAATTATGTGATTATGTTTTAAAAGATGAAGAATATTTACATGGAATTTTATATGAATATTTAGATATATTAGAAGAAAAAGAAGAAATAGGAGTATGTGGGATAGTTGAAACTTTAGAAGAAAGAGGTGTAAAGATATGAATAAATATAATAAATGGAAATCAAACTTTATTGAGTTAGAAGTCAATAAAGATAATAAAAAAGAAATAGAAAAATTATGTCATATTTCATTAGATATGCTTAATGAAGAAACTAAGATAATTAGAATTTATAAGGATAACTTAGGGGGATATATTGAAAAACTTAAAAACAATAATTATTTAATATTAATTGATAGATCATATTTTGAAGATTCAAACGTTGAGAAGTTAAGTAAAATGTTATATCAATTTTATGAGGATGAGAATTTATTGGAGTATATAAAATGAAATTCAATAAAAAATTAACAAGTCCTGAAAAAGCTAAACAGTTTATTTTTGATTTAAAAAAGAATTGTTTAGACTTTCATTTTGATGATGATATAGAAGATATCTTTAAAGGCCGATTGAACCAGCTGGAAATTAACCAATTAAAAGAGAGAGTAAAAGAGTTATTTAAAATATTGGATGATCCTTTTGAATATTTAGTTTAATAATAATAGTTGCTTAAAGGGTTATTGGTAATATCCTTTTATGAAACTATTTTAGTTTCAAATATCCTGGAAATCTTAAAAGCCGTTAAAGGCCAATAGGGTTAAAGGCCGTAAACACTTTATTTAATTAAAAACAATGGATCAAGAAATTATTAAATGGTTAATTTGTATAGTTCAAAATAGAATTGAAAATTTAGAAAATGATCATGATCCTTTAGAAATAAAGGATGAATTAAAGATGGCTAATTATGTTTTATACAAGTTAGGAAAATTAGAAGATATGGGAAATATTTAATTGTATATGATATTAACATATATCGAATATATGTTAAAATAAATATAAGAAGTGTAAAAACTTCTTATCTAAATTCAAACTTATTTAATTAAAAAAATGAACTTACTTAAAATGAGTAAGGGTAATAAAAAGTTATCAAAAGATACTTTAATATTATCTTTACCAGCTGGACGTACTTGTCCGGGTTCTAATAATTGCAAAGCATGGGTTACTTTAAAAGATGATAAAAGAGTTTTAAATCGAGGTGATGAAACTATCTTTACTTGCTTTGCTGCTAGTGAGGAACTAAGATACCCTAATGTTTTTAAATCAAGGAAATATAATTTTGATTTAATTAATAGTTATGTTTTAAAGAATGATTTAAAAGGATTAACTGAATTAATTAATCGATCTATAGAAAGTAATAGAAAGAATGTTTTAAAAGTAAGAATACATGAAAGTGGTGATTTTTATCATCCTTTATATTTACAGGCATGGTTAAATGTAGCTAAGTTGAATAAAGATATAAAATTTTATTGTTATAGCAAGTCACTTAAATTTTTTATGGAAGTCTTGTTACCTAATAATTTTTATATGGTGGCTAGTTATGGTGGTAAATATGATTATTTGATAGACCAGGGATATTTTACAAAATATTCAAAAGTTGTATTTAGTGAAAATGAAGCAATAAGACTAGGTTTATTAATAGATAAAGATGATTCTTTATGCTTTGGAAATAAACCTTTTGCATTACTTTTACATGGTTTACAAGAGAAAGGATCAAAAGCTGGTGAAGCTTTAAAAGAGATCAAAAGGAATAAAAAACTAGTAGAGGTTAAATAATGAATAATCAAATAAATAATTTATTTCAAAAATCAATTAATTTAGATCAAATTAAAAAACTTGATAAAAAACAATTAGAGCAAGTTTTAAAAATTTTAAAAAAAATAAAATAATTTATTTTGATTTTAAATAATTAATCAAAAGTAAGTTAACCAGAATATTTAAATTTTTATCATTGGATGAAAGTTTATTTATCCTGGTTAAATGGTTTTTAAGCTCATCATTAGTGGTTATGCTGTGATCATGAATAAAGTTTTTAATATGTGACATATTAAAGGCCAAAAGTTGATTAGTATACTAATAATATGATATCATACTTACATAACCTTATATCATTTATTAAACAATGAAACTATCAGAAATTAAAATTGCCACTACTGTGGCATTAATGCAGACAGTTGTTACTAAAAACAAAAGAAAGAGTTTAACTGTTACTAAGGATATTGAAAGGCAATGTGAAATAGTGGGTCAACATTTAGGTAAAGCATTTTTATTGGAATGTATTACTAATGCTGAAAACTGTTTAGATGATTCAAAGAAATTTGATGAAATTATGAAACAGTTTGAAAAGATAGGAGCAAAATTTTCTGAAACTGTGGAGTTGGATTAATGGTTAGAGAAAATCCTAATAAAGAAAGCTGTTACGAGAGAATAAAAGAACTCATAAAAGAGAAAAAGTCTCGTAATCAAGTAATTCAACAATGTCAGAAAGAGTTTAATGACGTTCATAAAACTACTTTCTACACCTGGTATGATGATGTTATTAACGAGGAAGAGATAAGAAGCTGGGAAGAAGATAATAAAAAAGAATTTTTAAGTGATTATCAAATTAAATATAATTTAGGTCAGAAGATGTTTTATAGAAATAAAAATATGTATGAGAGTTTATGTTTTAAGTATGAAAGTAATGAAGATGATGAGATATTGGAGAAAATAGAAAAATATGAAGACAGATTAAAATATTTTCTTAAAAAATAATTAAACACTAAAATTCGCTAACAAAAATGATTGACAACCCACTACCAAATCAAGTCATGGATCAAATGGATCAGCAATATATGGCTGAACAATTTGATGAACACGCTAGAGATAGAGCATATGAAATTGCTGAACAATTTAAATTAAATCCAGATTTCTACGATGAATTTGCAGAATATTATATGGATTTATGTAGAGAATCAGATGAAGGATATTCAATAATTGCCACTAAAGATTATATCGATGATTGGTGGGAAAGAGATTCATATATTTATGACACTTTTAAAACACCATATATAACTTAACCAAGATCCTGAAAATAATTATCTAAAGCAAGTCTGATGTGATATGCCATAGGTATACCATCTTCACTTGCTTTTTTTAATTTGTCATATTGCTCCTGGCGAAATTGACACATATATCGAACATAATCCTGTTTTGGTCTTGGCATAATTTTTAAAAAGATATGATGTATATATAACATAATATAAAAAGACTATCAAGTATAAACCTGATAGCCTTCCTATTTTATTATGTATGCGTTACCCGTGTTAGATAACTAATCGCTTATGAAAGAGTTAATTACGTCATGAAATAACGTTGACTCACTCAAACATCCTCGATGGGAACTCATAAACATCTTTGAGTAGAAATTACGAAAGTTATTTAGAGTCATCAATAACATTTCTATCAAAGGAGCAGCGACTAATAACATTATATATCAGATAACTGACATAACTGTAAATATTTATGACATATTGATATATCATGAATGGCACTTTAAAAGAAAAAGAAAAAAGAACCAAAAAAGAAAAAGAATAGATATAAGAGTAAATATATTTATTAATAATATATATATACTTATAAACGTAGTTATATATCTAATAATAATAATATATATAATATATTATATATATAGGATAAGGAGAAGATTTTTTACTTGACATAATAAATAAACATATATACAGTTATTAGCACATACCTTTAACTATAATAGTGAAAGTAAAAAAAGAACACTTCTCTCTTTACCTTGAACCTGACATGATTGAATGGTTGAAATTTGAAGCTGAGAAAGATGGTGAGATAAAAACTTCTGGAATTGTTAGAAATCTAATCAGAAGAGCCATGAAAGCTAAAGCACCAAGAAAATCTTCAACAGATTTAACTAACGATCCTTTTTCTAATCCTGTTATCAATGGAAGATTAGTACCTGATGACTTGAAGGACAATGCACACTTAATCTGTGAATGGTGGCCTATCAGATATAAAAATAAAGCTACTTGCTCTACAAGCGTTGCTGAGAGGATTTTTAAGAAGTTACGAACATTCACACCTAAAGATAGAAAGATAGCTCTTGAAAAGGCAATAGCAGGGGGATGGAGAGATATTTATGAGATAAAACAATCAAAGATTGCAGAAGAACCTAAAAACAATCATCCTCAAAACAGAATATTTACAGCTAAAGGAGGGTTTGAGTAATGGAAGAAATATTTAGCAAAGCTTCTGTCATTAGACTTCTTAAAGCTGGACTTAACAAACCTAACCCTGCCAACCCTGAACGAATGATGTGGACTCTCGAAGAACTTGACATCCCTCCTCCAGGATTTACTGAAGTAGTAAATAGCTGCAAAGGTAATCCTGCTTTCCCTCAAGGGTATCAAGGTGTTAAGTATACGAACCTTGCAAGGCTTGAAACTCCTAAAATTATTGAGGAGAAAGTTGAACTGACAGATCCTAAAGATCTTGCACAAGAAAACGAAATCGAATTTTTTTAATTAAACATGAACACTATTCAAAAACTACCTACACTTCCTGTCTTCAGAGATGAAGGAACACATAAATACTTCTGTGAAAAATCAGATAAATGGCTTAAATATTCCACCACTCAGGTTTGTAATGAACTTACAGAAGAAGCTAAAGCGAACATAGAAAGACTTAGGCATATATGGCAACCAAGAGGAGAAACTGTTCATTACTGCTTAGAACAGAAGATGTTAGGTAGTGATGATATTGATATGGGTGACTATGAAGAATGGGCTATCCCTTTATTTGAGCTTGAATTATTTACACATTTTGAACCTATGGGAGTTGAATATATGATGTCTAATCCTGTAAAGGATGTAGGAGGTCAACTTGATCTTATTGGCTATGACACTAAAGCTAAGAAGGTGAGATTGATTGATCTTAAAACTAAAGGTGATACTAAATGGGATTTTAAAAAAAGGACAGGTTGGAAAGAACCATACAGAACTGATAAGCAGTTAGGTTGTTATATCGAGATGTTAAAGATGAATTGTGATTTAAGACCTGATATTTGTAATACTATTTGGGCATATAAAGGTAAATGTGTAATGAACGAAGATCAACCTGTCGAAAGATGTGAGGAAGCCTGGAAGGAGGCATGGGAAAAGTTTGAATCAGGACAGGAATTATTTTAATGACAACACATATAGAAGATAGAAAAAAATCTATTACACAACGCATAGCAGATTTAATATTTTTATTAAATGAATTAGAAAAAGAGAATCCAAAATTTCACAAGGTTTATAATAAAGAAACATATTTTGAATATCGATTAGCCCAATATCAACACGTTATGGCAAAAGAATGAGATACAACCTTAATATTTCTGGCAGGGAATATAAACTTATCAGGGCTTCTCTTGTTAACTTTCAAAGAAGTTTAACTAATTCAGAATTTGATGAAGACTTCGGTGATTTAGTTGATGAACTTGATGAATGCTATATAAAAATTACAAAACAACAAAAGGAACAATTAAAGATAAGAGTTCACAATAAATGGGGAGTTGGGAAATGAATGAATTTGAAGAAGAGATAAAACGAAGAATCAAACACTATAACAATCAGTTGGCAGCATTAGCAGATGCTTACTTTTATCACGAAATTGATTGTAAAGAATATGTGGTTCAATATGAAAAAATAAAAGACAAGATAAAATTGTTAGAAAATTAGTTCGGCAGTTCGCGAAATCTTTAGCTTTATTGCATATATATGTTAAATATGTATAATTAAAAAATTAGAGCAAACTTCGCTCTAACTCTCTTAACTTTCACTTTTAACAAAATGTCCATTTTAAAACTGTATGATTACAGGGAAGATAATACTCTCTGTAAACTTTTAGAAAAAATTAAAAAAGAAATTAGAACTCAACAAAAACTAGCTATTTATGATGCTTGTATTAATGGTGATACTTTATTTAGGTCAAGAGTTCAATGTTCTCCTTTGAGTGGTGATAATCATACATATATGACTATGCAAGAACTTGCCGAAATAAGATTTAATGATCCTGGTCATCAACAAATTGATGATAAAGCTGTAGAAAAATTATTTTTTGGTCCATATGGGTTAATAAAACATAGTAAAATGCCTGATCGAGATATTATTAATAAATTAGTAATACCACCAAGAATAATATTATTTGAGAACAGTCAAGGTAATACTGAATGCCCAGCTAATGGTAGTGGTAGGCATAGAAACTACGCTTTACAAATGTTATGTGCTGCATCAGGAGTATCTTGGGAAGACACAATGAAACAAAAAATTTGGGTTGATAAAACAGTTGTTTCTAATAAATCTGAATTTGAAATGGCAATGACTGTTTCTAATGGTGCTGGCAGGAAACAATCTAGAATGGAATTAACATCTTATAACTTATCAACCGCTGGTGTTTCTGTTGATGATGCTGAACAAATTATAGATTCTAGATTTAATGTCAAAAAGAATCAATGGCCTGATTTCTTTGCAAATCTAGTAATGCAATATGTTCCTAAACATAGTGAACATTATAAAAAAGACTTTTTTAACAGGGCTAGAACATCATGGTACAAAACATATAGATTGAATGATGTAAATAAAAATCGATTAGAAGATATTTATGATAACCAACCATCTGTTTTACAAGAAATTGCTAAAAACATTGGAGAAAATCTTTATATGATTTATCAGTTGGAACATAAAAAAACTCCAAAAGCTGTTAAAAGATTAACAACTAGATTAAACGAAGCTACGGTTGATCAAATTTGTATAGCAGCAAATTTAGAGAAACCTGTATGGGAGACTAAACAAGAATTAATACAAAAAAAATTAGAAATTAACTACAAAGAAAAAGATGATTTGTTATCAAAACAAGCAGAAGACTAAAAAAAGAGGGCTTATGCCCTCTCTTAACTTTCAATTTAATACTATCTAATGACAGGTAAAATTGCTACAAGCTTATCAAAAATTCAAATACCAAATGATGAATGGTATGGCTCTTCTAATGGATTAAAAACTAGAAGAGAAGAAATTGATCCATTGCTAATTACTCTTGATAATTTAAGAAGAGAAATTAAAACTGTTGAAAAACAATTAAAAAAACAAATAGATTTAAAAAAAGAAAAACATAATTACAAACAGATATGGTTAGGTTTTGATAATGCTTACAAAAATAAAAAACAATTTTATATGACAACTAATGTTGATGCCAATAAAAGATATGCAATGACTTGGGTAAAGAAAAGAGAAAAAAATATAAAAATATTAAAAAATAAATTAAACAAAATAAATAAAATGTTAGAGGTCTATTTACAACAAACAGTATGAATGAGATTTCAATAAGGGTTGTAGGTATTCCTGCTGCTCAAGGATCTAAAACCTTAACACGTTATGGTGCGATGATTGAATCATCAAAGAAGGTAAAACCTTGGAGGACAGATGTCAAAGAAGCATCCTTGAATTGTTATACAAGTGGTGCTTTGAATTTACCTGTAAAAGTTGATATTGAGTTTGTATTTCCCAGACCTAAATCACATTTTGGAACAGGTAAGAATAAGGATGTATTGAAAGTATCTTCTCCTAAATACTGCACGAGTAGAGGTAATGGAGATATTGATAAATTATGTCGCAGTACTTTAGATGGTTTATCTGTAAGTGCAGGAGGAAGTGTATTGGAGGATGATTGCCTTGCTGTTGAATTGTGTGCAAAAAAACGATATGTCAACAAAGATGAACTGCCAGGAGCATATATTGCAATATCCTCTATTAACCATTAGTATACTAATAGTATACTAATCATTACTAATTAAACATGACTGCTAAAAAATCTACAACAGACTATTCTAAAACTCTTGCTGAAGCTCTCACTGCTTTCCAGAGAGAACATCATGCTGCTGGTAGAGATGGTAAAAATCCTTTCTATAAAAGTAATTACACAACATTAGGACAAGCATTACTTGCTGTGCAGCCAGCTACAGAATACGGATTATGTCATATTCAGCCATTAAAATATGTTTTAACTCCAGAAGGTGAAGTTATTACTATCATCGTCACAAAGTTGATGCACGTTTCTGGGCAGGAAGAAGTCAGCGAATATCCAGTTCCAAAGGTCACAAAGAATGTGACAAATGAGCATCAAGAAGTTGGTAAAGCTATTACTTATGCCAGAAGATATTCTCTTTTAGCAATGTATGGATTAGCAGGAGAAGACGATGATGCTCAATCTTTAACTAAAGCTCCTGACACTAAGAAGGGTATTTCAAGAACTCCTACAAAACCTAAACAACCTCTTGAATCTGTTGATTCTATTGAAGACAAGAACTATGGTAAGCCCATAGCAAAAAATGCTTTAGATGCTGTCGTTACTAAAATGACTAATTTATCTCAAAAATATCCTGATAAAAAAGATTTAGTAATTGATAAATATAAAAAGCAGTTTGGCATTACTTCTGAAAAGATTGGCCCTGCTGACATTAGAACTGCTGAACAAGGACAGTTCCTTACAATTGCTATAAATGAAATTGATTCAAATCTATGACCTCAGAAGAAGCAGAATTTGCAGGACAACAAGTTCGCAATCAACTTCAAGAACGCAAGCTAGATCGCCATAAAGATTACAACAGAAACATCTTTACTATTCGCACAGATGATCTTCTTGCTAAACAAATAAGAACTCATTGCAAAGCCAATAATGTTCCTCCAAATCAATTTATTAAAACCGTTTTACAAAATTACTTCAATGGCTAATTCTGAATTTAATCCCGCATTTCCTTTACCTCTTAGTTTTAAAATTCAAGATGGTAAATTTGGCATGCAATTAGGTATCTTCATACCTACAGAATCAATAACACATGTAATTGATCATTTACAAAATCTAGTTAACACTAAATCGTCAACAGGATCAGTTTATCTTGGCAGGGAAAAAGGTACTCTTAAAACAACTGGAGTATATCTAAATGCAAAAGTTTTAGAGGGAGACTACGGACAATATGGTCAGATAAATCCACAAAAAATAGAAAATGCTCCTAATACTCAGGGCTTGTTTTAATTAATTTATGGTGTACGCTATTGGCTTGCACCTTTTTTTTATGAAAAGAGAAGAACATCCTTCAAGTAAAAAATTAAAAATTTTACAAGAAAACAGAAGGAAAAATTTAGTAAGATTATTACTTGATGTAGAACTTCGTGGTGTGGATCATAAGATTCATATAACTAAAGATTCAAGAGCAGACCTAACAGTACACGATGGGGATTGGGTTAATGACCATATCAGGACTGCTATTGTTAAACATAACTATGAAATAAATAAAATTCCAAAATTACAGGTAAAAGACTTCTCAATTAAAGAAATTAAAGAGTATGAAAGCTCAATCAAATAAAAAAATCGTAGGACAAAAATTTCAAATTAACCAGACTGTGAAAAGAAATCACACAGTTGGTTATTCAGCCAGTAAATATACACAATATACTGGAACGATCCAAGAAGCTCTTACACGAAAAAATAAACTGGGAGTACTTCAGTATTATTACAAGGTTTTTTGGGAAGATGGGAGATCATCTGAACACGCTCAACATAGTTTGAAGTCTGTATTTTAAATTCTTTTTCTTTTTAGCTTCATCTTTCATTTCTTTTATTGCCACTAAAGCTTCCAGTTCTGCTAGACGACCCAACATTCCTGCTAAAAATAAATCCTGTCTCATCTGGTGTCTTATGAGATGAGTGCAATATCTTTTTACGTTATCAAAGTCATCACTTTTCATAACTTCTCTGCATCGCAGTTCAACAGACAACTCCAGTTCTGGTGTAGGAGTTTCAAAATCTATGTTGAAGAAAGTATCGTTGCTCATTTTACTGGAAAGAGCTTTTCTTCAATCATCTTTACGATTGCGTCATCAATATCGTTATCAGATTTCGCTGCTGCATCTTTAAGCATCATTAGCACTGCTTTGCGTAGCGATTCACTTTTACCAAATTTGATAAACAGTCCTATAAGAAACTTTGACATAATGTTTTGTGTTCTTTTTCAAACATACCAAACATTAACGATTTCGGCCTTCTAACCTACTCACATCTTTTTCAAGTTGATTTACTCTGCGAAATAATTCGATAATATCTTTTTCTCTTCTTCTACTAACATTAGATAAAACCATTACGAAAGCCGTTGCTGCGACTCCGATTAATACAGGATAGATCTCAGACATTGCCTTAATATATAATTATGCTTAGTATGACTAATAAAAGTAAACTATGACAGACAAGACTGTAGATACAGCACAAAAGATCAAAGAATTAAACGATGAAAAGCCTGATTATCAGGAAAAAATTACTTTTTTAGTTTCTACAGTCGCACAAGGATTTATATTGACTTGGTGTTTATTAGTGTTATCTCTTGGATACGTAAAACTTCCTAATAAATTGTTTGGTCTGGATATTCCAGATCAGCCTAGAGTAGATAGCACTTTTGCTGCTGGGTTACTAGGTAACATTCTTGGTGGACTGGGTATAAGTGTTAATGCAGCACAAGGAGCAAAAAAGAAAAAGAAAGATAATGAAAATGGTTTAAATACTAACAGTCCAAATGGTTATCAAACACTTATCATAAAACAACCGCTTGAGATAATTGCAAGCAAACCAGAAGTTATTAAAGTTGATTCCACAAAAACAAAACCATGAAAAAACTAATCCCATTTTTATTTTTAGTCAGCAGTTCACCTGTTTTAGCTGACATTTCTCACTCGATCCAGAATATAGTATCAGTCAGTACTTTAGGTGCATCTTCAACTGCGAATCGTGTAGGTACTACTTTCTCTGCATCAGGTACAAATGTTACTCCTACTGCCAGTGAAACTGCAAATGCTATTGGAACGTTAGATTTAACAGATAATCAAATTACTAACGGTGTTCCAACTATAGATTCAACAACTACTTATGCGGTAACTACAGCAGGAGATGCGTGGTCTGTTTCTGAAAGCTATATACAGGGTGATGCTATTCCTACTGCTGGTACTACAATTACAAACGGTGTCACTGCAACTGTACCCATCTTTGGGGATACAACAACAGTAAGTGGAGGGGATATTGGTACGACAGCTATGACAATGGACTCAGGAGGTGCGATGACAGTTAACCTATCTGCTACAGGAGCAGGTGTTACAGCACAGATGTCCAATACAATAAAACTAGAAATTGATTAATGAGGTGGCTTGTACTTTTATTTCTTGCAATA